TTTTCAGGATCTCTTAGAGCAGTCAATCCTTTATAGATGCTATCTGTCTGCCAATCATCAAATGCCAGTACAAGTTTAGATGGTAATACCGTAGAAATAGTATAGAGACCATTGTACACAAATCCAGCAAATCCCGATGGATTGTGAATATAAACAATGACCTTGTCGTACTGACCAAGATCTTCGCCTATTGTTACGATACGCTGTTCTACTGTATGACCCATGTCACGAAGACACGCAATCAGTGCCAAATGAGATGGCATTACCTTAAGTTGGGATGTTTTGTAAAAGTTCTCAGTACACTGTTGTTTGTTCATCCCAGTAATCAATATTTTCATTATGTAATACTCCGCAATTTTGTATATTATACATCATTTAGATAGGTTTGTAAACTGTTAATTACAGCTTTTTCATATGATTTATCATTTAAGTTTCTGTTCAAAGGACTCGGATGAGGAGCAGCGAAGTGTGGAATGTTTCTTTTCTTAAAATATTGTTTCACTTCATTACCTAATGTTATAATTTTATTATAACCATTTAAACATTCATGTAATAATATTTCATTAATTTCATTCTTTTGAGGTGAATGTGAGCTGGGTGCAAAGAGATTCACAAAGCTATATGAATACACATCACATGCACCCAGCCACATATCTAGGCGTTTGATCGTAGCAGATTTAGATCTGTACTTTATCTTAGAACTACCAGGGCTATGTCCTACTACGATCACCTTCATAATTAACCTCTTGTTGTCGTATATGCCATGTCTGTCTCAAGTTGTTTTATTCGATCTTTCAATTGTTCGATCTCGGCAGTGAGCCTCATATTATTATATTCGACATTGATACCGAGTTCGCGTTCTTCTTTAAATTTATTCTTAATCCATTCCTGAGTTTGAGACATTGATAAACTCCCATTTTATTTTTGCTTGATCGAACATACCAGCGGTCGTCTTCCAGGATTCTACCCATTTCAATGGAATGTCCTGCTCTTTCATGACAACTCTCTGTATGCCGACTTGGATTACACCTTTTGCGCAGTCCGAACAGACTGGCAACCCTGTTACATATAATGTAGCACCATCGAGGGACACACCATTATATGTAGCGTTATATATGACATTCATTTCTGCATGAACGACATACTTATATTTAGTCTCACGATCCTCATAATGTAAAGGATTATCCTCAACTCCACGTGGAAAGCCGTTATAACCTTGTGCCAGTACTTGACCTTTGATTCCAACGGCAATTGCCCCGATTTGAGTTGAAGGATCTTTTGACCAAGAGGCAATTCTCTCAGCTAATTGAAGATATCTAATATCCCATTTACTTAACAAGGTGGAAATGCCTTTCGTAAACGTGGAGATTTTGTACCTGCCAAGTAATAGATCCTGGTTTGACACCAAGATCTTTAGCAAGTGTATTTAAAATATACTGATGCCAAGCATAATCATTTTTGTATCCGAACACGACATCGTTTGACCGCATTTGGACCACACACTGTAGTTCATCATTGCGAATATAATAAGTAACAGCATTAGTACATATGAAATCGCTTTTACCATTCTCATTAAACTCTGTCCAAATAGAAGGTCGATTATAAATCATACACGCTCTACGTGAATCAGGATTTTCTAGTAGTTCTGTGAGTACATTATCGTACTGCCTATAATATATATCCGAAAAAATTAGTCTGCCGTAGTTTGAATTGATCTCTCCATGTCTATTAGCACTATATTCCCATGCTTTAGGAGGATCTTGGTCTACATAGATATCATAGATATTAGTACTGCCGCTCAGATACCAATCAAGTTCAGCATTGATATAATCATCATTAGGCGTGCCAAAAATAGCGGGCTGATCGGCGAGAAAACTTGCACCTATGAGTTCAATTGTTTTTTGACCAGTCTTATCTGTTGTAAAGGTTTCATTAGCTAACTCCCCGATAAAGAAGTCTCTAATATCACTTACACTTAGTGTTTGCATCTGCTACCCTTTCTCTTAGATCAGTTGATGAGAATCTGTGATCGCGCTTATTAAAGTATAATTCAATTCCACGATTACGACATTCATCCTTACCAGTAAAATCTTTTTGACGATATTCTTCACCGAGTATCCTTACATTAATTGGATACATGTTTATTATATCAAGAAGATCAGCCTCTGTACAATAAATTAGTACTTCATCGACATATTTTACTGCTGCAAGTTGAGCCTGTCTTTCTACAATAGTCTGAACTGGCGCATTCTTTTCGGCACGATCTAATGTAGGATCTACTTGAAGAGCACAAATCAGATAATCACATTGAGCCTTTGCTTCACGTAACATAGCAATATGACCGGCATGAAGTAAGTCAAACGTTGATGCAGTAAATCCTATTTTCAATGGTTTCTCTTTCCGTCAAATACACATACAAAGTAACAACCCTTTGGTCCAGCATGAACACGGTGGAATACACCATCTTCGATGAGAACAATATCACCTTGCATTACAGTAATAGTCTCTTCATCAAGTTCCATCTTACCCGAACCACCCACAAAATAATAGACCTCTTCCTGTCCTTCGTGTTTGTGTCCACGTGTACTCATTTTTGGTTTGAGATCAGTAGAACTCAGAACAAGATTCTTGAGAGTCTTATTGTCTTTGAGTAGATAGGTTTCATTATCTTTAATAACCTCTCCACCAATATCACGAATCGATAGGCGCATTGTTTACTTCCTTTATTGGACGATTGAGAAAATCACGATCTGAACTTTGACCTTCCATTTCACCTGCAAGATATGTGGCAAAAAAGGATGCATAGTTAATTAGATCGACACATGAATCTTCGAGTGATTCAAAGTTTTGATTGTATTCAGGATCATGTTCCATTGCTTCCATGACAGACTGCATGCGAAGAACTTTAGCATGAATCGTATCGAGAATAGTAGAACATCCACGAACATAGTAGTCCGCTTGTTTGATCCGTGAATTTGGATTTTGATAGTCAGACGATTTCTTTGTCTGAATTTCAGCTGCGCGCTGAAGGATTTTGAGAGAGTATTTCATTATACGTTCCTATAGTGTTTTTGCCATGCAGAACCAACAGTACCGAGACCTTCCTGAGCAAGTTGTAATCTATACATTATACCACAAATATCGGCAGATGTACACGCTTTTTGTAAGTCATAGATGATACGATTCTTCGATGCCTTACCTTGAATCTTTTTTGGATCCCAATCTTCTATTAGATCGCTAGCGATTTGCCTAGCCTTTTCAAGCGGCATACGTTCTAGTTTACGAATCACTTCAGTACGATCTTCCTGTGGTTCTTCATTTACTTCTATATAGTCTTTTCCATTCCACATCCAGAGAGAATGGCATGTATAAGACTTATCAGCTCGAAGGAAACAGATCACGTAGTTTGCTACATCAAGACCCCATCCTTTTCTTTGTTTCAAACTAGCTAATTGCTTATTGAGAGTCTCGAGATGAGCAGCAGATTTCACTTCAACAGGAGTACTACATGGTGCAAAGAGATCTTTATATTTACGATCATCATTTTTATATTCATGATGCTCGATCATGTAGTGCTCAGCAGCTAGACCATTATATGTATCGATATATACCCGTTGGTCAGATCTATTTTCATCAGGTAAAAATTTTACATATTCAAGGGAGGCATGCCTTTCTAACAAGTCTAAATCAATATTAGCTAATTCGAAAGTTTCACCGACCTTTACACGAAAGTCAAACATAATATATTTCCTTATTCAATTATGATTATATTATACACTATTTTTCTCTCAATGTAAACAGTTTTTTTACATATTTTTGTAAACATATTCGAGGGCACGATCAGCTTCCTTGTCGAGTGGACGATTCTTATACCAATTGCCGGTTTCCATATCAAGCTCTTGACACATCTTAGCGATTTCATTTGATGTAATAGGATATTTTTGTTTGATTGCATTACCAGCAACTGCTACCATTATTTGGTACATTTTGTGGTACCATCCGGTATTTGTGATGAGTCTGTATTCTGCTTCGAGTTTACGAGGGAAGAAGGGACAATCGCGATAGGACGACCACACCACATTAGTGTTATCCATTCCTCCTTTTCTGTGTTCGATGATTTGTTTTTGGAGTTCTTCTGGGAGTCTGTCGAAGAAGTTGTTGAGGTTGGCTTTTTCTGCATAAGGATGTTTCCTCATAAGATTATCAGGATCAACTGTGTCACCGTCATGACTAAAAATAAAGTTGTGAGCGCCAGTATATTCCGCAGGGATATAGTACATGCGTGATAAGTCCTTAGTTTGAGCATCTCCGAGTTCTCCGAGTTCTCGATTAAGGGCGTGCCAGAAGTGTCTGATTTCGTCGTTCCCAATTCGTCTTCGAAGAGGGAACACCATTCTGAACTTAGGTTGATCCACTGTACTGCTAGCAGTACTGTAACAAATGAACCGATAATCAGAAAACCGAGAACATAAATCATCTTTTAAATCTCCTGTAGATACATACTCATCAACATCTACGCAGCACCAGCCGGACCACTCGATAACGTTTGCATTTGCTCGAGTGGTACCAGGCTGGTACGTTGCAGGAGATATCAGTACGGCATCTTTTTTTGATGCTTTTTTAATCTGAGATAATTTATAGAGAAACTTTTCGAAAGCATCAAAGCTATCAAGTTCTAGACCTTTATCAGTCTTATTATCGAATATCGAATTAAAGACTGTTAGAGAAATACCCATGGTTTCCTCGATGTTCTGGACCTTTCCAACCTTCAGGTTTGATGAGGTCTGGTAACCCGAGTGGGTTTGGACGTGACTCTTTGATTCCTGGTTCTTTAGACATGTTTGCATTATGTACCTCATCCCATGCTTTATAAGCATCAATTCCAAATGCATCAAGTGTACCAATAGCCACAACACAAAGGTCGATAAGACCATCAACAATTTCTTCTGGATTTTTATCCATGATAGCAGCCGACCGTGTTTCGTCTAATTCTTCTTGAAGGAAGTTCAAACGAAACTCAAGAAACTTTGATAGCTTCTCCTTATCGCCTGCAACTAATTGTTCAGACACCCATTTATGTACACCGAATTTGCGGTGCATATCGTTAATATCTTGTACCCAATTTTCTGACATTTATATCTCCATTTTGTATAATTATAACACATGTTTACGCGAATGTACACAACTTTATGCAAAGAAACTTTCCAACGTTGCTTGTTCTTCTGCGCTCCAGCCCACTGCATTGAGAATTAATTGCAGTGGATCTAGGAATGTTTTCTCGAATTGCTTTTCATAATCGATATATTGATCCAATTTGAATTCTCTTGGTAGACCTACAACTGGAAAAGATATAACATTCTCTTTGAGATGATTTGGCAATCGTAGATAGAGAAACTTTATCTTATCACCATTACCAATAGACTCATACTTATTCGAAAGGTTACTTTCTTTCAGTATGTTATTATATAATATAGCACCACGAACATGAATAGGAGTGCCCTTCTTATAAACAGTTTTCTTATCTCGCCATTCAGTAAGATTTGTAACACCGCGAGGAAATGCTACTTCTTCTGCAGGAAGTTGCTTGAATTCCTGTTTGAACTTTAAGATATAATTTTGCACATCGGCTTCTGTTCCAGAAATAATAACTTTGAATATCTCTTTTAATTTAGCACGACACACTGTAGGTGTAGAAGATTTAATTGCTTCAATACCCATGATTTTGAGTTTTGGTTCTTCATACTGTACACCTTCAGAGTTGTGTACATTCAGAATATATCTTTTCTTTGCTGTCCATATACCACGATCAGCGATTACCTCGCGTTCCATGACCATACGATTTTCAAAGCAGTTCATATCCTTGAAGAGTTTTTCCATAGCATTGTCAAGGATTTTTTGAAAGTGATTTTGACATGACTCATCGAGGAACTTTACTGGTTCTTTTGGCTGAAACTTCTGTACAAACTTTGAGAAGTTAACATATATTGAATCTGTATCAATAGCAATTACAAAATCATCCTGAGTTCCAAGTAATCTATTCATCTCATCGTTAACGACTTTTTCACAGGTCTTAATTACATGCTGACCGGTGAGAGTGATACCTTCTGCAACTCGTAGATCAAAATAACGAAACCACTTATTACCCATAGCACCGAACAGAGAATTCATCAAGATCTTAATTGCCATCTGTTTATTATTAAGAGAAGCAATTTGTTTTTCAATCTCGGTGTTTGTACCTTCTTTCTGCTGTTTCTTTTGCCATTCAATCATCTCTTTCTTGGCAGACTTACGATCATCATAATACTGCTTGACAAGCATAGGGAAAACGCCTTCGCGATTATTATTGAATGATACACCAGCTTTTGCAGAACGAGATAGATTATCACCATTCATTACGATGGTTTCTGGTGACATGTTCCACTGTGCAATGATGTTAGGATACAGAGAATTCAAATCAAAGGAAACTACCCAATCATGTGCACCGACTTGTGGTTCTTTAACATAACCACCTTCGAATTTAGTATAGGCACCTTCACGCTCACGTCGATCAGGTGGACCAGGAATAATTATCTTTCTCTTTGACAATTCACGATACACGATAGAATCCCATATCGCTGTAGTACCAAACGTATCTCCGTAATTGACACCTGCTTTATAAGCCATTGTAAAGACGAGATTCAATAGGTCAAGTTTAGTGTCAAGCTTTTCTACGAGCTCCACATCCTTGATATTGTAATCAATATAGAGTTGATAATCATCTGTATACAGATTGCGTAAGCTACCATGTTCTTCATATGATAACTTACTTTCGCCAAGTACCACGTGTGAGATATGATTAAGACTGTAAGATTCTTGAGGACCGTAGGAATAGCCAAACTTCTGAAAAAGATCCATATAATCAAGCTGTGAAATACCTGCAATTTGATAGGTATTCATAGTCTTCATCTTAAATGCAACAGACTTTTGACGAATAGCCCAGTCTTTAAATTGCTTGTGCCATGGTGAAAGCATACGAGCAATATGTTCACCAAACAGAATCTTCATACGATTTACAAGATATGGAATATCAAAGCCGCGTACATTCCAACCTGTGATGACTTCAGGATAGACTGATGTCCAATATCCCATAAATGATTCAAGCAAGGCGTATTCATCTTCACAGCGAATGTATCGAATATTGAGATGAGTATGTGGTGATTTTTCTTTATCATACTCACCACAACCCCATACGCGATACACACCTTCTTTCGAAGACTTAAGAGCAATAGCAGTTACTGGCCATTGAGCGTCATCAGGATTGGGAAATCCATCTTCTGAATGGACTTCAATATCCATAAAGACTGTATTAATAAGTGATGGATTAAATTCTACTTCTTTTGGAAATTTTTTCTGAATGAATTGCCAGATAATTCTATCTTGACCATACCACTTGAAGCTATCAACGTTCTCATACTTATTGATAAATTCTTTCATTTCACTATAATTGTGAAAATATACAGGCTCTACATAATTGCCGTCAAGAGCCTGCCACTCTGTCTTACCTTTTGCAGGTACATAGAGAACCGGTCGATAGTCATTACCTCTATCGAGACCAAGTTTATATTCTAGAGTTTGCGGAACACCTTGATGATTATATCCGCGATAAAGTATTTTGTTGCCGTGACGATCGACATTGGTATAAAAAGACATACAACCTCCAATAACATAATATATTATACACTAGTTTCAATGGATTGTACACTGTTTTATGCGATAGACCTCATTCTTTGTACTAGACGATCGGCTCTATTAGTGACCTGACGGTACCACCTTGAATCTACCATCTCATCAGCCGCTGCATTCCAGTCACGAGCATCTACACCGCGTTTCATACCCTTAAATTTTGATAGGCGTGGTCGACCCATATTAAACATCATATTAGCTATAATGAGTTGGGCTTCGCTTGGCAAATCATCGAAGTCTTCGTATAATTGTCTACAGTCGTTGATAACAATTTCAACGTCTTTATCGAAACACTCGTTGACTCTGTCCTTGCTGACAGCTGTGCCAACTGGTTGTCCAAACTCAGGATCGTCATCCCTAACCAAATGACCAATGCCAAAAGTAGGGAGACCGAGATGATCAAGGTATATTTCATATTTTACTCCTTCATCTATAGAGATCTCTTCACGTAATTGTTCAATATTCATTTTATGTGTTCCCTTTTACAAATGAATCAGGTATATCTTTTATATTCGGTTTATCACAATGGCATTGAGTACACACGTCATTGTGGCATTCGGGACAATCTGGAG